CCAGCGGGGCCGCTACTTCCGCGGGCGCTTCTTCCGCATGGGCCTCGACGACTCGTGCCGCCTGCGCCTCGGCGTTGACGTCGACAAAAGCGCCGACACCTTCCGAACGCGCTACGAAAGCTTGATGCACGTGCCCTCGGCGTCGTGGCCTGCCGAGGCGCGCGACTACGCACTGCTCGACGCGCGGCTGCACTGGCAACTCGCGGTGCGCCAGGCCGAAGACGAGGCGCGCGCGCCCATCCGTCGCGGCTGCGACGTTTACGCCGACGCGGGCCGGCAGACGTGGGCCTCGTGGTCGCTCGCGCTGATGCGCATCGACGGTTTCTGGACTGACCCCACCGTCGCGCGCGCCGTCGGCGAGGCACTCGAGAAGCGGCTCGCGGCAGAGCGTGACGCGCTCATCGCCGCCGGTCTCGTGCGCGCGCCTGTCCTGCGGCCGCGTGCGAAGACGTGGACAAAGCCTTCCGTCGACACGGCGGTCGTGCACGCGCGCGTCGCCGCCGCCTTCGCGGCGATGGGGCGCGACCCTCCGCGGAACGACGTCACCGAAGCGCAGGCAGCGCGCGGCGAGACCGAGGGCAACATCAGCGCTGACAAGCTGGCGCTCGAGATCGCCGGCGTGCAGGACCCTCTTCTCCTCGCGTTCCGCCGCTACAAGGGCGCCGACAAGATCCGATCGGGGATGAAGAAGATCGACAACGGCGGCGCGCGCCCCGTGCACAGCGAGCCGCAGACGATCGTCGACACGGGACGCACCGCGTGGAAAGGCCCGAACCTCCAGCAACTCGCGAAGGAGGAGGGCCAGCGCGAGTGCTTCGTGCCTTCGCGCGGGATGCTTCTCGCGAGCATCGACTACAACCAACTCGAGCTCTGCGCGCTCGCGCAGGTTTGCCTGTGGATGTTCGGCGAATCGCGGATGGCCGAACTGATCAACGCGCGCGTCGACTTGCACTGTGACCTAGGCGCGCGGTTCCTTTCGATGCCGTACGACGAGTTCTCGGCGAAGAACGAAGCCGAGGACACGACGGCGATGGACATCCGGCAGTTCTCCAAGGAAGGGAACTTCGGCTTCCCGGGCGGCATGGGCATCGCGCGCTTCATCGACTCCGTCATGGCGAAGGACTACTTGCGCCATCTGCGGCACCTCTTCACCGAGGGTACCGTCAAGGCGCTGCGCGACGCGTGGTTCGCCTCCTACCCGGAGATGCGCCCTTACTTCGAGTGGGCGTCGCACGTCGACAAGCGCGAGAAGCAGATCGTGCAGTTCGCCTCGGGGCGAGTGCGCGGCAACGTCGGCTTCTGCGACGGAGCGAACGGCAACTTCCAAGGGCTCGCCGCCGACGGCGCGAAGGATGCGCTGAACCATCTCACGCGCGCCATGTGGGCCGAGCCGAGCTCGCCGCTCTTCGGCTGCCGCATGAAGGTCTTCGTGCACGACGAGTTCGTCTTCGAGGTGCCCGAGGCGACCGCGCACGAGGCCGTGCACGCCGCGTACGACCTCGTCATGACCCGCATGGGGCTGTGGATGCCGAGCATCGCGATCCGCGGCTCGATGTGCCTCATGCGCCGCTGGCGAAAGAAGGCGAAGGCGTACGTCGTCGACGGCCGTCTCCGCCCCATCGAGGACAAACCGGACTTCAAGGCGAAGTTCGGACTGGAGAGAGCATGACGACGACAGCCGCGCCGCCCGCAACCGACGACGTGCAGCCGAACGTGTACCGCGTGGAGATCCTCCCCGGCGCGCCGTGGAAGCTGCGCGACGGCATCATGCCCGACGTCACGATGGGCGTGCGCCGCCCCGGGCCGGATCTCGTCGAGGTCGCGCTCGTCCCGAGCCTGGGCCTGTCGTGGCAGAAGGCCGAGACCGTGCCGCGCCCGTCGAAGATCAAGGACCTCGTCCTCGAGCACTTCGACGTGTCGCTCGGCGCGTTCGACACCGTCGAGCAGGACATCCTGGGCGGCCGGCAGATGCTTCTCTTCACGTTCCACTACCCGCCGTCGCTGATGCCGCCGAACGCGCCGGCGCCGCGCGCCCCGCCGAAGTCCCCGTCGAACGGCGGTGGCCGATGATCCGCCTCGTGATCCGCACCACATGACGGACCACGCCGAAAATCATCCTGTCGAGGGGATCACATGCACGCGGTAACAAAAGAGCGGCCGCAGGGCTGGCGCACGCCCTTCCCGATCTTCATGGCGCTACACCGCGAGTTCAACTTCACAGTCGACGCCGCCGCATCGCCCGAGAACGCGCTGCTCAAGCGTTTCTGGACGGAGGACGACGACGCGCTGAAGCAGGACTGGGCCGGAGAGCGCGTGTTCTGCAATCCGCCATGGGGGCAGATTCCCAAGTTTCTCGCGAAAGGTCTCATTCACCAACACACGGCCTTCATGTGTTTCCTTCTGCCCGCATCGACCGATACCGCTTGGTATCACGATCTCGCTAAGCACTACTGGAAAGAGAACTTCCGCGGCCGTGTGCAGTACGTGCCGCCGCCCGGCGTGAAGAAGTCGCAGCCTCCCGCCGGGAGCATGCTGTGCCTCCTCGGGCCGGGTTGGCTCCCGGCGAACCTCGGCGTCAGAACGCGCTGTGGGAAGTCGGGCATCGTCCTCGCGCCGTCGTGACGCTCGACCCGAAAAGAGGCGACCGTGTCGTATTCGTGGCCCGACGGAAAGAACCCGAAGAGCGCTGAAGCTGTCTGCAATAAGTGTATCAAGGAAGGCAAGCAAGCCAGACTTTACACAGTCATTCTAACTGTCTTGCGGCTCGCGCAGGACGCACACGACGAAGCCGCGGCGCTCCGACGCGAAGTGCGCGCGCTCCGGCGAGAGATGAGGGGGATCGAATGAGGAAAGTAGCCGAGGGCGAGCTCACGCCCGCCGAGCGCGAGACGCTCGAGATGCGCGATAGCGGCATGGGCCTTCGCGCAATCTGCGATGCGCGCGACGTCACGTACGGCTTCACGAAGCGCCTGCTCGCGAGCGCGCGCAAGAAGCGCGCGGCGAAAGCCGGTGCCGTGTGAGCCGCCCTCAGATGCACGAGCTCACCGTGTGCTTCGATCCCGGCAAGCACACGTATGGCATCGCGATGTTCGACGGGCGACGCATGATCGCACTCGACACGCGTTCGGTGCACTCGAGGGCGCGCCCCGTCGACGAGCAGGAGATGCACTGGCGTGTCGGGCGCGACGCCTTCGGGTGGGTCAACCAAGTGCGCGACATGCATGCTGCCATGGCGCACTCGCCGACGCAGAACGCGGCATCCGTCCGCGTCATCGTCGAGTGGCCGCGGATCTATGACAACGGAGATGGCAGCAAGGATCCGAACGCGCTGCTCTGGCTGTGCGCGTCGATCGGCGCCTTCGCCTCGCACTTCTCGACGCCGCCGATCCATGTCGCGCCGGCGGCGTGGAAGGGGCAGGTGCCGAAGGAAGTCATGACGAGCCGGATTCTGAAGCGCTTCGCATGTGATCCCCAGGAATGGATCCTCTGCGAAACGTTGGAAAAACTGCGCGGAACGAAGGCGCATCATGCGCTCGACGCCGCTGGCATGGGCCTCTGGGCCTCGGGGAGAATGGGATGACGACGCCGACGACGATCACGAACGATGCACTCGCCGCTCTCCTGCCTCGCCGCGCCGAGCGCGCCGTGCAGGAACTCTTTCTTCGCGCGGCCGCTCCGAAAGTCCTGCGCACGGCGCGCAAGTTCGACTTCCTCGGCGACGTCGACGACCTCGTACAGATCGCCAACATGACGCTCATTCACGTGCTCGCGCAGGCGCGCAGTTCGTGGGACCCGTCGCGGGCGAAGTGGACGACCTATGCGGACGTGTGCGCGAAGTTCGCGATCATCAACTTCGGCCGGCGCACGGCGTTCGACCGCGCGATGGCGCGCCTCGACGCGCCGCTCGTCGATGACGAGGACGGCGCGGGCATGGTCGAGAGCGTGCCTGACGAACGCACGCGCGACCCCGCCGAGGCGATGGCCGTGGAGTCGATCGTCGACACGATCTTCGAGGCGTCGCCGACGGCGCAGAAGTACGAGGCCGCCGTCCGCGCGATGATCGACGCCGCGCTGAACGACGGCACGCGCAAGGCTGCGTCGCTGGCGTCGGGATTTTCGCAGCCGTACGGCGATATGGTTTGGCGCCGCGTCGTCGCGGAGGCCGGCCCGGCGCTCGCGCGCACCGAGGAGCACCGTGCTGTGGCCACAGCGGCGAGGCGCGCGGTGGCCGCAGAGGCGAAGCGCGTCAGCGGCGCGAAACGCCGGCGCGCGCGCAGCGCCGCGGCGGCAGCGTGACCGCCCTCGAGCGGGCGAAGGAGCTCGCGCTCGGGTGGAAGGGCGCGCGGCCATGCGTGAACTGCCGCGCGTCGTGGGGCGAGCACGTGCGCGCGCCGAGGCGCACGTGCGCGAACTACGCGCCGATGGACGCCGAGCAACACATGCGAGCGGTGTTCCGATCGTGCATCGCGGAAGTCGAGATCATCGACGAGACGGGCGGCGCGCGCGACGTGCATGACGACGACACGCAGGGAGACCGCGGCGATCGCGGCCAAAGGGGGATCAGATGACGAACTCGATGAAGTGCATTCGGTGCGAGCAGGTTTCCGTCATGGTCGGGCCGAGCGGCGTGTGCCGCTTCTGCACGGACGCTGAGGCTGTGCCATCGCCGTCGGTGACGCACGCGGCCGCGCTTGATCAGTTCCGCCGCGCGTTGGACGTGCCGCCCATGTCGCCGAGCGATCCGGTGAACCACCCCGCCCACTACAGGACCGCGGCGGGCATCGAGAGCATCGACGTCATCGAGGCGTTCGGTCTCGGCTTCCGGGCCGGGAACGCGGTGAAGTACATACTGCGCGCCGGCAAGAAGGATCCGAAGAAGCACATCGAGGATCTCGAGAAGGCCGCTTGGTACGTCGCGCGCGAGATCGCCGCGCTGAAGCGGGGCGGCGCGTGAAGACGGCCGCGGCGCTCGCCGCGCTTCTTCTCGCGGGATGCGCGACACCCGTCGGCTTCGAGCGCGCCACGCTCCGCGGCGTCGGCGCGGCCACGCCGCACGACACGAAGGAAGCGCTCGACGCCTTCGCCGCGCGCGCCGGAGAGGTCTTCACGTGGCCCGATGGGCGCCGCGTCACGGACACGGACGCGCGCGATCTGCTCAGCGACGTCGAGGTCTACTACACGACGGATCCGATCGACTGGATTCCCGTGGAGGACGGCTACATCGTGACCGGCTACAGCTACGGTGGCCTCGATGTGATCCTCGTCGACGACAAGCGAACGAACGCGTCCAACAATGCGCTCGTGCATGAGCTCGTGCACACGCTTCTCTGGACGATGCGCGGCAATGACGCGCCGAAGCACGAGCAGGATCCGAGCGGCCTCTGGACGCCGAAGACGTCAGCGTGGATCGACGACGTGATGGCGTCGCTGGCGCGCGTGAAGTGATCCGCGCGCCGCAACACGGCGAAGGGGCGCCCGAAAACAGAGGAAAAGGGGATCACATGAGCAAGTTCAAGGTCGGCGACCGCGTCATCGACCACGAGAACGACACAGGGACAGTCGTGATCGCGCGCGAGGGCAGCGCTTACATTGACGTCGTTTATGACGATCCCAGTCTCGGTCTCATGACATCCATGGACGGTGACGCCTTCTCGGCGCTCGTCGAGGGGCGCAGCGCCCTCGACGTCCCCTTCGCCCTCGTGCCCGGCGGCAAGTCCCCCGTGCGCGCGACGGAGGGCGCGGCGGCGGTGGACCTGTTCGCTCGGATCGCACCAATCCAAGACAAGGACGTTGGGAACTGGCCGCTTCAGGAGCACTACAAGACATCGGACGACGCTGGCGTCTGGAGTCAAGAGATCCCGGCGATCGTGGTCGATAGCGACCACCTCGACGTGCACGTCGAACGAAAGCACTGCGGACACTTCGCGCCCGTCGGCGACGTCGCGGTGGTCGGCTCGACCCAGATCGGCACGATGGCGGTACGCGTTCCCCTCGGCGTTCGCTTCGCGATTCCCGCCGGTCACGTCGGCCTGCTCTTCTCGCGGTCGTCGCTGGGCAAGCGCGGCCTCGTCATCCCGAACGGCGTCGGGGTTATCGACAGCGACTACCGCGGCGAGGTGTGCGCGCTGCTTCAGAACCTCTCCGGCGAGGACGTCGTCATCCGCGACGGTGAGCGCATCGCGCAGTTGGTGATTTTGCCGCTGCCCGCGGTGGCCTTTCGCGAGGTCGCGGAGTTGGACGACACGGCCCGAGGCGAGGCGGGGTTCGGCTCGACCGGATCCGGTGAGGTGAAGTGATGCAGACCTGCATGGATTGCGAAGCGCCTCTGATCACCCCGGGAGCAAAGCAACGCGGCAAGTGCGGCGCGTGTCTCGTCGCGAACGAGACGCCGCCCGACGCCTCGCCCGACGCCTCGCCCGACGCCTCGCCCGACGCGCCGCCCGACACCGAGACCTTCACCGCGAAGGTCGGCACGGTCGAGTGGGCCCGCATCAAGCACATTCGCGGAGAGCAAGTGATTCACGAATCAGACCTCGGTCTTAGGCGCGAATCAAACCCGCTTTATGGCGGTGCGCAGGCGGAGGGCTGGATCGTCAAGCCTGCCGAGCCCCCGCCGCCACCGACCCTCGACGAGGCGCTCGACGTGCTCCTGAACGCATATAACACCGGCAACTTCACGAAGGCCGTGGACATCCTTAGCCGCGCCGGGCGCCTGCCGAAAAAGGACGGTGAGAAGTGAAAGACAGCAACGGTTGCTGGTGCGGTAACGCGCCTAACTGTGTGGCCGCTTGCCTCGAATCCCAACTCGCCGCCGTGACGAAGGAACGTGACCACTGGCGCGAGGCCGAGCGGAAGGCCCACGACGACGCCATGCAAGCGTTCAAGCAGCGCGACGCCGCCCTCGCCCGCGTCGACTCAGCGGAGCGCTGCATCGTCGAGGGCAGCGAGTACACCGATTGCGTGAAGGCTGAACGCGACGCCCTCCGCGCCGAGAACGCCGCCCTGCACATGGCGCTCGAAGAGCGCGACGCGCGGGCGCTGCGCTACATGCAGGACGAGGGCGCCCTCCGCGCCGAGGTTGACGCCCTGAAGGCGGAGCGCGACCTTGACGCGAAGGATTGCCGGCAACGGCATGCCGACGATGAGGCGGAGTACGACCGACTCCGCGCCGAGGTCGACGCCTTGAAGGCGCGGCTCGCCAAGACAGAGGCGGCTTTTCGGGCGCTCGTCGAGGCCACCACCGCGCGCGACGGCGGTTACCGTCTGCCGAAGCACGAGCAACTCATGGACGCGCGGGCATTCGTCGAGGCGCTCGACGCGGAGGTGAAGTCGTGAACGCGCCGAAGACCAGCGACGACGCGTCCCTCATGACCGTCGCGGAGGCCGCGCGAGAACTCGCAATGAGCGAGACCTACGTGCGCGAACAACTCGTCTACACGTCGCGCGTGCGCTCGGTGCGCTTCGGCGCGCGGCGCGTGCGCCTCGTGCGCGAGGACGTTCAGCGCGTGAAGCGCGAAGGGGTGCCGGCGTGAGCACGAAGTTCAAGGTCGGCGACCGCGTCGTCACCACGTGCGAGTGTCCCGTCTGTGAGCCGATTAGGGGGCATGTCGGTTTCGTCGAGAGCATACAGTTTGAGGGCTGGCTCTTCCTGAGGTTCCAAGCCGACGCCGGTTCGTGCACACGCTCGTTCTCCGTCGACCTCGTCGAGCACGCGCCCGAAGCCGCCGGCGAGCCCGAGGAGGCCGAACTCGTGACGTGGGTGAACTCTCGCGGCTTCATCGTCCACGGGTCGCCCGACATCGCCGACACGACCGACGGGTACGCTCGCCGCGAGTCGATGTTCCTCCTCAACGGCGAGTGGAGCGGGTGGCACGCGCCGGGCGAGCCTGACCTCGATCGTCGCGACGAGGGTGAGGCCGTTCTGTGGGTTGCGGGCGTTCGGCGCTAATCGCCGGCCGGCGGCTTGATCGCCCTCGCCATCGCCTCCGCGGCCTGCTCCATGCCTTTCCTGCGAACGTGCAAGTACACCCGCTGCGTCATGCTCGGATCCGAATGGCCGAGCACCGCCGCGACGACCTTGTTGTCGACGCCCTGCTCGATGAGGAGCGACCCGGCGCCGTGCCGAGCGTCATGCACACGCTTGTGTGGCATCCCGAGTTCACGCAGGATGCGCGACCACGCGCTGCCTACGCCGCGCTCGGGCACCGGCGAGCCGTCGGCCATCGTGAAGACGAGCGCGTCGGGTGGGCGCCCCTCGACGAGCGGGCGAAGCATCTCGACGACGTACGGCAGAAGCACGAGGTCGCGCTTCCCCGCGGCGCTCTTCACCTTCACGAGCGCGCATCGATCCGAGACCCACCGGACGAACTCTTCGGGCTGGCGCTTCATCGCGCGCACGGCCTCGGCCTCGTCGTCGCTGTAGTCCTGTAGCTGGGTGCGGATGCGCAGCGTGCTCGTCTCGAGGTCGAGCGCGCCGGCGGTGAGGCCGCGCGCTTCACCTTTGCGCAGGCCCGCGGTGAGGATGACCGAGAAGAGCGGCCCGAGGGGGACGCCGGTGCGGCTCGGCTTCATGGTGCGCAGCGCCGCGAGGACGGTGCGGGTCTGCTCTTCGGTGAGCGGCTCGACCTCTCTGGGGTCGCCCTGCGCGGGGAGCTTCGACATCGACGCGGGGTTGCGGGCGAGCTTGCCCTTCTCGACGGCCGGCTCGAGGGCTTGGCAGAGCAGCGCGCGGATGTCGCGCACGGTGAGGAGCGCGAGCCCTTCGCGCTGCACGAGGCGTTTTAGGAAGCTGGTGATGTCGTCGGCGTCGAGGTCGACGAGGCGAAGCGCACCGATGTGCCGCGTGATGATGTCCGCCCGCCGGCGGTACGCGCGCATCGTCGTCACGCGCACCGAGCCTTCGTGCAGGTCGAGCCACGAAGCGAGGTAGCCGCCGAGCGTGGAGCGGTCGGCGCGTACGTCGAGCCCCGCGGCGTCGGCGCCGCGCAGGCGGAGGAGCTCGGTGACGACCTCGGCCTGGGTGCGCCCATAGACGGTGCGGCGGATGCGGCGCCCGTCGGGGGAGACGCCGAGCGAGATCACGGCGGAGTAGCGCCCATCCGAGCGGAGGAAGATGGAGCCCTCGCCGTGGGCGCGGCGCTTAGCGCGGGGCACCTCAGCCGCCCTTCACGTCGTCGAGCACTTCAAGGATACGCGCTTGGAGAACGTCGCCGTCGAGAACGTCGCGGGCGTAGCGGTCGAACGACGTGGCGACGTCCCTCACGCGGGCGAGCCGCGCCTTCAAGGCGGCGTTCTCGGCGCGGAGGGCATTCCGCTCCGCGAAGCTCGCCTTCTCGACCATCTCTCGCGTCACGAACTCCAGCACAGCGGCGGATGTCTCGTCGTACTGAGGGCCGTAGGCCGTCGAGGCCAACACACCACCCACGCAGACATGCGACTGCCCGCTCCAGTGCTCTGTCCCACAGCGCTCACACTTCATGACTTTCACGCGGCACCTCGTGCTGGGTTTTCGCCTCTGGCCCTGACTTTGTCCACTTTTGACAGCCACTTTGACAGCCTAGCGGCCGGGCTCGGCGATGTCGGCGATGTTAACCGAGCGGGTATGTGCCTGAAAACGTTGCGTCGGCGATGTTGACGGTACTCGGCTACGTTAACCGATTAGATTTCCTAAAGCTCGGACCCTGGCGCGAAAAGCTGAATGAAAAGGAGGACTTAGACGACGGACCGAGCAAAACTGACAGCCGCTTTGACAGCCTACAGGTTCACGACGTGGATCCGCGGGCGCCCGTAGCTCAGTCGGACAGAGCACGCGTTTCCTAAACGTGAGGCCGCAGGTTCGATCCCTGCCGGGCGCGCCAAAAGAAAACCGCCGTTCGCGCGGCGGTTTACGAGATCGTTTCACGTGGAACGCCCGGCGGGGCGCGTCGCGGCGTGGCTACTTCTTCGACTTCTTCGACTTGCCCTTCTCGGCCTCGTAGATCGTCGTGATGTACGCGTAGTCCTTGCCGTGGCCTTCCTTCTTCGCCTGCTCCTTCGCCTTCTCCCACTTCTTCTCGTCGGCGGGCGTCTTCACGATGTTCGTCGGCATGCTGTCCTCCGGGTGTTCGGGCGTCAGAAGAACTTCAGGTTGGCGACGAGGCCGCCGTAGGGGGCGTTGCCGCCGTCGCGAGCGCCCACACGCAGGTACGTCATCGCCTGCGTCGGGAGGGCGTCGCTCGTGTTGATGTCGACCGCGTTGCCGTCGATGAAGAGGACCGCGTTGTGCGACGCGACCTCGGCTCGCAGCGTGTGCTTCTCGCCGTTGATGCAGTCGCTTTGCCCGCCGGTGCCCCATTGCTGCGCGCCGCCGACGTTGAGCGTCAGCGTCGGTACGTCGCCGGTGGCGTTGATCAGCGGGAACACGGCGTTGTTGTTGTTCGCCGAGGTGTTCGACACGAAGAACGGCACCGCGCTCTGCTGAAGGTCGAAGTCGCGCGACATGAAGTCGCATTGAGCGACGAAGGTGTTGCCGGGCGCCTCGAAGGACCCGGTGATGTCGTACTCGAGGGTGTCGGCGCCGCGCGAGAGGCTGCCGGTCGTCGTCAGGATGTAGCTCGAAGGCATCCCGACGAAGTCGAGCTCGACCTGCGCGCCCCACAGCGTCATCGACGTCGTGCTGCCGTCGCCGGTGAAGTTCGTCGAGGCGTCGGCGCTCGCCGCGTAGACGACATGCGTGTTGGTTGCGCTCACCGCCGTGTAGCGGATCGCGCAGCGGTACCAGCCATTGCCGTACGGGATGATCAGCGCGCCGAGGATTCCGGCTTGCTTCGTGAGCACGGTTCCGGCCGAGAGGTCGAACCACGCGAGCGCGTTCGAGATCGTCGTGTTGCCGAGGGCGACCTTCGTCGCAGCGCCGGCCTTCACCCACACGCTGAAGGTGTACGGCGACACGCCGAGCGAGATTCCCTGCGACACACCGCGCGTGCCTGTGCCGGTGTTCGCGATGAAGCTGTCGGCCGTCGTGTCGCCCGAAGGCGCGACGGTCGTGTTGGCGGTGACGCTGCCGCTCACCTTCGTCCAGGACGCGTTGTCGAAGGTCTCGGACTGCAACGCGAGGTTGCTCACGCCGTTCTCTTGCAAGGCGCCCATGACGAAGGTCCCGCCCGCGGCGTTCTCGCGCTTGGCGAGGCGCGGCCAGTTTGGCCCGACGGCGAGCGCCTGGCACACCGTGGGGCTCGTGCTCACGACGCGGTCGAGCGTCGCGGCCGTCGTGCGCGTCATCGTCGTCGGGACGAAGATGCCACCGGCCGACGTCGTGGCGTACGCGCCGGAAAGTTGCGCCATGCGCTGCTTGACGAACGCGGCCCATTGCGCCGCGTCGGTCGTCCCGCCGGCAAACCAGTTGCTCGACTTGTAGACGCGGACGAACGCAACCTCGGCCGTGCCCTTCGTGGCGAAGTCGTTTGTCCCGCCCATCGTAAAGGCGAAGTTCCCGGTCGCGAGCGAGGAGTTGAAGGGCGTCGCGCTCGCGGCGGTGCCGAGCACGCCGTTCACCGCGAAGTTCCACCCCGTCGTCGAGTCGCGATTGACGAGCATGTGCACGAGGTGCCACGCGCCGGCGAGGCATGGCGTCGAGAGGACGCTGCCGGTGCCGCACGTCGCGACGACGGTGGTGGGGTTGTTGAACCCGAAGAACCACCCGTTGGTGCCGAAGCCGTTGCGCTGCCCGCAGACGTTGGACGTCGAGCCGCCGGTGAGTGGCGCGCGCACGAGCGCCTCGACGAGAAAATCCTCGGTGCCGATCTGCAACGTCTTGTCGGACGCCTGGTAGACCTGCGCGTTGTTGAAGAGGACGCTGCGCTCGGTGCTCTTCGTGACCGGCGGGTAACGCCCAGTGCTCGGCGCCGTGCCGGTGTTCGCGATGGCGAGCGAGGGGCCCGCACCACCGACCGAGGGCCACGAGGTGCCGCTGATGTCCTCGGCGCGGTAGCTCCACGACGGCGAGATGGTGACGCTGTTAATCGTCACGCTCTCCGACAGGTTCACGTTGCCCGAGTCGCCGGTGAACGCGCCGAAGAGGAGCGTCGAAGGCGGCGGAACGGGGGTGAACTTGCCGGCCGAAGCGGGCGCGCCGAAGACGAAGGGGCGGGCGGCACCAGGACGCATCAGGTCCCCACGTCGTCGTAGCAGTACGAGTAGAGCGTGCCGTTCGCCGAGGCGACGAAGGCGACATCCTGATTCGTGAGCGAGAACGGGACGACGCTGCCCGGCGGGATCAGGAAGACGCTCGTGAGGCTCGACGTCGTCAGGCCCGTGACCGCCGTCCCTTTTGGGACGATGCAGACGCCGAGGATGCCCGCGGTCGAGCAGTTCGACACGAGCAGGCGCCGGTCGATGGTGGTGCTCGCCGGCGTCGTGAGGATGCTCCCGACCGTCGTACCGGCGGAGCCGGCACCGACGACGGGTGCGGACATGGGCCGCTGCGCGGCTCGGGTGTCGTGGTCGGGCGTGGCGCTCATGGTTCCTCTTCAGCGGCGTCGATGGCCGCGCGGTTCACGTTGTCGACGAGGCGTTGCACCTCGGCGAAGTCGCCCGCGGAGTACGCGGAGCGGATCACGGCGTACGCCTCATCCGCCAGAAGACGCCGAAGCCCCGCCCATGCATCGGCGTGAGCGGGGTGGCCCGGTGCGATGATGGGCGGGGCGTCGATCTTCACGCCGCGGCCGGGGGCTCGGCTGGAGCGAGGTCGGTGCCGTGTTGGATGACGCCGACGAGGCCGAAGAAGCCCGCGGAGAGCGCGGTCGCCCACGAAGCGCCGCCCTGGAATGCGTCGATCGACGCCATGGCCGCCGCGAGCGCCGCGAGGATACCGACGCGGACGACGGGATTCAGCTTGCCCCACACGCTCGAGAGCGCGGCGGTTTGCAGAAGCTTCTTCACGAGGCCGAGCACGGCGAGGATCACACCGGCTGCGACGGCGAGGTGGGGGAACTGCGTCACAGGCGCCGGCACGGGGCCGTTCGCCGGAGGCGCGACCGCGCTCGCGACGGGGTTGTTGAGCGGCGCCATGACATCGCCCGAGGGGGCGCCCGCGTCGGCCTGCGCGGCGACGGCCGCGATGGCGCTGGCGGCGCTGGTGATCTGCGCGTGCGACGCGACAGCGAAGAGGCCGGCCCACATGAGGGCGCCGACGAGGCAGAGCTTGAGGAGGGTCGAGATCTTCACGGGGAGTCCTGTGCGAGAGGGATTATTTCAGCGGCCGAAAGAGGGTCATCTCGACGCCTTGCCAGTGGACCTGCTTGCCGTGTGCGTCGGTGAACGTGCGGGAGAGCGAGGCGTCGAGGGTCACCTCGACCGCGCCGCGCAGGGGCGCCGGGTCGATGCAGACGATCCCGCCGTCGGGGGCGACGCGCACGGCGAGGATGAAGTGATCCGCGCCGCTGTAGCCGCTCGAGGAGCCGGCCTCGAAGTCGACGCCGACGATGACGGGGTGGCCGTCCTCGAGCTCCGCGCGGATGTCGCCGGCGGCGGCGTGGCCGATGACGGGGCGGTAGCCGAAGCGGCCGAACGCCTTGTCACGCATGAACGAACCGCCGGCGAAGGCGTTCGCCGCCTTCAGCGCGTCGTTCATCTGCACGACGGAGAAGCGCGTGCCCGCTAGGTAGTTGATCGCCATCGTGAAGGACGTCAGGAGGCAGCCGGCGCCCCAGATCGTCTTCTGCGTCGAGAAGCCCAGCTTCTCCGTGATGCCGACCTGCGAGAGCGGTTGAACCTGCATCTTCAGTTTCCCTGTTCTGACGAGGAACGCGTGGAAGCGGCTGTCGCGGGCGAGGAGGTCGCCGGGCTTCGGCGGGCGGGGACGTGAGCCGTTTCGGGCCGGTCGGGCTGTCGCGTCTCTCGAGCGTTTTGGTTTCGGAGGGGGGATCACTTCGGGCACGATGAGCCGGAGAGCGGGGCGGCCAGTCGGGCGGGTCACTCGGCGTCCTTTCCGGTGTGGAGCACGCGGTCGATCTTCGCCTCGATGCGATCGAGCCTCTTGTCGATCTGGGCCTCGATGCGGCGCATCTCGCCGTCGCGAGTTCGCTCGAGGGCTTGAAGGAGATTCACCGCGCCGTTCAGGACGTGGGTCTCGGTCTCGAGCGCCTCGAAGCCCTTCTTGAGCTCGTCGATGTCGTGCCGGTCGGCCTTGCGCGCCTCGTCGGCAGCGCCCAGCGCGCGCCCTTGGCGCACGAGAAAGATGATGCCGGTGGTGCACCCGCCGACGAGGGTGAACGCCCCGCCGACGATGGCGACGACTTGCTCGAGGGTCACGCCTTCAAACGTCATTGGACACCGAAGACGACGAGGTCGACGACCGCCGCGTTGTTGTCGAAGCCGAGGATGCCGCCGCCGTTCGTGTCCTCAAGCGTGATCAAGAACGTCGTCGTGGTCTTCGACGCGCTGTTAACGTTGGCCTTCTTGTTGGCCACGCCGCCGTTGTAGGAGGGCATCACCTGATAGGAGGTCGACGCCATGGCCGTCGCGAGCGTGACGAGAATGCGCTTCGCTCCGCCGGTGCCGGAGAGCGCCACGGACGCGATGTTGCCGCCGTCGAGCAGGGATATGCCGCCGGCGCCGTCCGTCGAGATGGACGCAATCGCCTTCGGCGAAAGCCGCGACGTGAGCGTGTTGTGCACGGGGGCGGTCGCGGTGCTCGTGTCGGCCAGGGCGATCGTGCCGCCGACGGTGAGGCTGCCGTTCACTTGCCCGTTGTTGTCGACGACCAACGTGCTCGTCTCGAGCAGCGTCCCCACGTACACGTTGCGTGCGGGCACGCTGTGGGTGCCGATGTCGTGGGCGTCGGCGGAGTCGAACTGCAACGACCCGGTGATGTTGTTGCTGCCGTCGGCTGCGAGCTTGCCTGCGACCGTCGTGACGAGCGCCGACAACGTCGTGTCGAGGTACGAGACAGCGTCGCGCGCGTAGGCGATCCATTCGTACGTCCACTTGCCGAGCCAGTTGAAGATGCCGGCCGGCGGCTTCTCAGTGCCGACCCATCCCGAATCCTGCTTCGTCGAGACCGGCGTCGTCACCGTCGCACCGCTGTCGGTGGCCCATCGTGGGATCTCAGCGGGCGGCGTCGGCATCGGCACAGTTCACCCCGAGGCGGAGAAGGCAAGTCCGCCGCTGCCGAAGCCCAAGACGCTCGACCCGGTGTCCTCGAAGAAGCCGAACACCGGCTCCTCTGTCCACCAAGAAACGAACCCGTAGACCCCTGCTGCTTTCATGCGCAAGATGGCACGCACCGCTTGATTTGCGATAGTCGGGTCGATGACCGACAACGCGTCAATCGTGAACGATGCGTCACCGTAGTTCGTGGCCTTAAAGGCTACGCCAGGCGCGAGCGTCGTGATCACGGAGTAGACTTCCTCGAGCGTTGCCTGGGATCTATTGATGCCCTTTTGGGCATCGAAACGGATCCTAAGTCGCGCGTCGCTGTCGCCCTCCTCGCGCACAAGACCGATCAGCGCCGACAGTCCGTCAAGCTGCGCGTTCGCCGCGGAGGCGGGATCACGCGCGTTGAGCACGTCGAACGCGACGCTCTCGATGACGCCCATCTGCGTGAGGTAGCTGCGGAGGAGCAGCGTCAGGTTCGGGGCGCCGCTCATGTCAACGTCACGTCGACGGAGCCGGTCACGAAGGTGAACTGCGTGCCGTCGGCGATCACGACCGAGGGCGAGACGACGCCGGTGAAAAGCGCCGTTCCGCCGGTGCTCGCGCTGAAGAGCGCCCACCCGTCAATCGAGCCCCATGCACCGCCGGTGGCGCGCGGGAAGACGACGTCGGCGTTGTTCTTCTTGTGCCCCGAGGTCGACGCCGCCCACGTCACGGCGGTGCGCGCATACGCGGAGCCGGAGACCTCGACGCCGCCCACGGTGAGGGCCACGTAGTAGGTCCCGACCAGACTGGCGTCGAGGGAGGCGTTCGCGAAGGCGATCGAGACTGTCATGCGAACCTCAAGGGAAAGCGAAGGTTTCGAGCGTGTAGGAGCTACCCGACGAGCGGCAGACGTTCGTCGTGACGCGGACCTCGTCGACCCAGCCGCGCACGCCGTAGTTCGCGGAGCCGCCGCTGCCGGCGCCACCGACGCAGAAGGGCTCGGGCGGCGTGCCGGTCGTCGGGGCTGTCGACGACGACGTGGCGACGAGCACGCCGTTGCGGTAAAGCCGCGCCTTCCCGTCCGTCGACGAGCGCGTCACGCGGTAGCGGAGCGTGTCGCCGGCGACGACCGGCGTCGGGTCGACGCAGACGAACGATCCGTTGTCGAAGAACCCCACGCACCCGGACAGCGAGGGCTCGAGGGACAACTGCCATGTCAGCGACGCCCCCGGCGAGTGCGTTCCCACGAGCATCTGGGTCCCGACGCCGACCGCATCGAAGTGCGCCGTGACGTCGAGCGACCAGTCGCTCGTGATCGCGAAGTCTGCGGACGACGGGTATGCGACCGACGAGATCGCGACGCTGCCTGATGCGGCGCCGCCGAAGAGACCGTCGACGAGCGACTTCGCCTGGATCGTCTGGCCCGTGTGGCGCCCCGTCGAGTCGACGAAGCTGATCGTGTCCATGTGGCCCATGAAGACGACGTTCGCGAAGTACGGGTCGATGACGGGCACGAGGTTCAGTGTCGCCGTGCCGGTGCCGGTGACTTCGTTCGCGCGGTGCACGAAGGGCTTCACCTGGATCCACGCGTACGCGTCGTCCATCTCCTGGTCCGTCAGCGTCGAGAACCACACGGAAATGTCGGCGATCTGCCCGGTCAGGAAGTTGTAGTCGAACTCGTCGATCGCGCCGACAGCGCCGCCAGGCGCTCGGCCGAATACAAGCTCGGTCGTGTTCGTGAGGTCGACTTCACTCAGGCCGCAGAGCGCGCGCCGCGACGTCGGATCGGCGTTGAGGTAGCTGTAGATTCCGTCGCTCTCGCAACGCAGCGTGACCCACGCCCAATCACCTGTCGGGACGGGCGGTGACTCCGACGAGTGGAAGCTGTCCGTGGTGCGCCAGCCGTCGCTGCGGATGACGGTTTGGAACGAGCTAATGCCGTTCTCGGACCCGTCGCGGTTCTTCGCGAAGATGACCTGGCCGTTCACGTGGCCGTTGTGGTCCGGCGAGCCGCCGTCGACGCGGAGCCAGAACGATAACGTGAACGTGGGGGTGACGATCGCTGGGCTGAGGAGCCGGAGCGACGTCATCGTCTGCGTGTCGTCGTGGAAGCGAAACGCGTTGCCGCCGCGCGGGCTCGTGCCTTCGACGACGTCGACACCGACGCCGTCCGTGACGAGGTCTTGCGTGCCGCGCGTACGGAGAACTGCGCTCGAGAGCCCAGAGGGCGTGATCTCCCAATACTGGTCGGGCAGGCGGTAGAACGCCGTCTCTGTGAGCTCGCCGGTCGCGCCGAGGCGCAGGTTGGCCGTGGCCTTCACGCCCGCGCCGATGCGAAGGTCGCTCTTGAACTGCGCGAGCATGCGCCCGAGGCCGGCCTCGACGAAGTTCGGATCGTGGGCGAACGTCGTCGTCATGGCGCCGCCTGCGACGACGTGAGCGTGATGTTGACGAACTGGAGATTCGCGACTTCACGCGGAGTGAAATGCAGGTTCGCTACGCCGAGCGTGTCGGCGAGGCGCGCGACCTGAAGCATCGGGACGTCGGTCACGCCGGGGAGGGCGTTGAGCATGGCGGCGAGCTTGCTGACGACGACGGTCTGCCCCGGCAGAAGCGCGTTGACGAAAGCCTCGAGCGCTTGCTTCGCGGCCGTGTCGCCCGCGTACAGTGTCGGGTCGATGTCGAGCACGACGGTCGCCTTGATTTCCGTCGACACCGGGCGGCTGAAGCGGATCACCTGCGCGAAACCCTGCGTGTCGGTGATCGTGACGGGCGACTGGTTGCCGTACGTCCCGATCCCGAGGGCGACCGTCCCGTAGATCGCCGCTGCGATCTGCGCCGAACCGCCGCCCTCGACGATCGCCTCGACGCTGTGCGGGGGCACACCGTTCGCGTCGGTGGCGTTCGTGGGGTTGTGGTACACGTTCGCGCTCGTGACGCCCGCCAACTTGAGCAGCGGCGTCAGAACCGCACCGATCGGTCCGAGGCTGTTCGGCGTCAGGGTCTTGCGCCGGCGCGCGCGCAGCGCGGCGTCGGTTTCGATGTCGCGGCCAGGCACAGCGTCGAGCGGGTTCGTCACGCCGGTCCAGCCCGACACCGGCGCGTCAATGCGCGTGATCGTGCCGCCGTTCGCGTTCGTGGGGCCGGTGACGGTGCATGTCGCCGGCGCGCTGACCGTTCCGCCGCCGCCGATCGTCGCGCTCGAGTCGAGCGCCCATTTCGTGTTCGTCGCGGGTGCGCTGACGACGCGGCCGGCGGGGATGACGGTGCCCGGCGTGCCGGTGAGCGTCAGGACGACCGTCGACGCCGTCGCAGCGAGGCGCGTGATGCCCGTAAGCGCGCACACGCGGTCGAGGTAGATCCCCGAGGCGCCCTCGAAGCTGTTCGTGTAGACCGCGAGCAAGACGTCGGAGAGCGTCGCGAGGCGCTCGGCGACGATGCCGTTGATCATCTGCAACACCGAATCGGGTTGCTGATTCAGGTTCGGATCGATGTTCGCAAGCTGATCGGCGTTCAGCGCGGCGAGCCATTCGGCGAGAAGCTGCGTCTGGAATCCGGTCGGGGTGAGGCCGATCGTCATGGCGACTCCGCGAGGACAGACGACGAGTTGACGTCGACGTCGCCGTCAGAAGTGGAAGCGCGGAAGGAGACCGTCAGCGCGCGCGCCGCGCGGTCGAAGGCGAACGAGAACGATGTGATCCCCAACACGCCCGGCGTGGAGAGGATCGTGCGGCGCAGAAGAAACTCGACGTAATCGACCGAGCCTTTTCGCCCGAGGACGCTTTGAAACCACGGGAAGCCGAAGCGCGTGTCGAGGAACCACTCGCCGAGGAACGAGCGGAAGCGAATCTCGAGGCGCTGCGCTACCGCCGCGCGCCCGTGCACGATCTGGAGATCGCCCGTCGAGAGATCGAGATCACCGTCAGCGTTGAGGAGAAGCTCCGTCATGGCGCTCCTCGGGGCGCGCGCCGTGGTACGGTGGGCCCATGCGACCCTTCATCGCCGCCCTGGCCGTGCTCGCCCTCGCCGCCTGCGGTGCGCCCGAGCGCCAGCAAGACGCCGGCCCAGATCGCGCCGGCGAGCAGGACGCCGGCCGTGAAGTCGCCGATGCGGCGCAGACGACCACGCAGTTCCGGTGCGAAGCCGACACCGGCTTCTGCGACGGAGACCGCGCTTTCCGGTGCACGCACAACGGCGACGACGCTGTCCTCGCTTCCGATTGCGCCGGTTCCGGACGTCATTGCGCGACTGTCGATGCCGGCGCGCCGTTCGATGTCGTGTGCGATCCCTGACGTCACGGAAGCACCTCGGCTTTCGTCGACGACATGGAAGCGGCTGCCGTGGCGAAGGTCGTCAGCGCCGTCGTGATCGCCGCGGCCGTTGACGTTCCCACGCCCGGAGACGTCGGGAGCGCCGCGAGCGCCGTCATGTCGGCGGACAGCGCCGTCAGGACCGGCACGAGCTTCTGGAGCTCGAGGAGCACCTTCTCGGCCGTGGCGACGTGCGCGCCGGGCGCGGCGCTTCCGAGAAGCACGCGCCCATCCGGCGTCACATGCACCTCGCTGCCTCCGTCGACGCCGACGACGACGTGGCCGGCCGGCGCCGACCGGGGCGCGGCGAGTTGCTCGGCGTCGGGCGCGGCGCCGAGGGGCAGGGCAATCGCGTCGGTGAGGTCGTGCATGCGCGGGTCGCGCGGGTCGACGTTCGCCCCGCCGCTCGTCAGCCACACGTCGAGGGAGCGCTCGGCGAAGACGACGAGCACCCAGTCCCCCGCGGCCGGCGCGCGGAACACGAAGCCACTCCCGAAGCGGGGATACGCGAAGGGGATGCCCGGCGTCGTCGGGAGGGCGCGCACCACGGTGCCGTCGTTCTCGTCGAACGTCGTCGTCTTCATCGCGTACGTCACGGTGACGGTGTTCGTGCTCGCGTCGTAACTCTCCACGCGCGCGGGCAGGCACGTACGGAGACGTGCCTGCCGCTGATCGAGCGCGCGGGAGATCACCTGCGCGAGCGTGGGCGTCGACCTCACCTACTCCCCCGTCCCGACGGCGCCGGCAGCGTCTGCCACGTCGCCGTCTTCGGTTTCGAGCGGGACACCGCTCGAGAGCTCGAGGTCGGCGTGCCACTCGCGCCCGCGAGTGTCCCCTTTGTAAGTGACTTTTTCGATACGGAACAATCCTCGGATTGACGCACTGTCGAGGACGATCCCGCGCTGTTCCACGAGGTTCTTCGCGATAAGGCAACGGACCTTTACAAAGTCTTTCTTGCCCACTTCCGGACTTCCAATGAGACCCGTATCGGGGGACAAAAGGGCCACATTGTTCGACAGGATGCCGCCCTTAGGGACCACTTGAAGCTCGCCATTAACGATCGAGTGCTCGAGATCCATCGACTCGAGCGCTTTCGTGAGTTCCACTTGCTTCGGCCCGTGGATGACGACCTTCTTGACGACGTCGGCGGACTTCTTCGCTGCCTTGATCGCGGCGAGCGCGTTTCCAGGGCGGACGCCGGACTTCCCGATCTCGCCCACGATGTGCTCGCCCCATGCGTCCTTGCTGCTCTGCCCGAGCACAGCAGAGAGGTGATCGTCGCGCGCGTCCTTGCCGTCCTCGAACTCGAGGTGCGTTTCCCATTCGGTGCGCTCGCGGGCGTTCCAGCAACGGTCGATCTGGCCGGCGAAGATCTGTTCGATTTCGCCCGCGTAGCCGGCGTACAGAGAAACCGCGAAGGGGATGCCGGCCTGCAGCTTGAGGCGGTTCTCTTTCGCGAGGTTCGTGATCACGATCTTCGCGCGCGCGTTCTTGCCGGTCTGCCGGCGGATGTCGAAGTGGACGCGCAGGCCCTCGCTCGCGGGCGTCGTCTCGACGACGAAGAGCTTGTCGCCCGTCGTCGGGACGTGCATCTCGAGGCGGCAGACGCGGCCGAAGAGGGCGGTCACGGCGTGTCCAGATAGACGAGCGACACGCGCGGCGTCGGCGGCGAGAGGTCGTCCTGGCCTGCGTCGATGCCTTTCCCCGTCGAGTCGAGCGCGACGATGTCGCCGAGCGGGCGGCGAGGATCGGTGACGTCGACGAGCAGCGGGAAGTCGAGGACGACCTTCACGCCCTGGACGATCGGCGCCTCGGACGCGTCGAGGAGATCGAAGTACCAGAAGCCCTCGGCCTGGTTGAACTCGAAGGCGAAGACGAAGTCACTTCCCGACAGCGTCGTGCGAATGCTGTAGGCGAGCTCGTTCGCGACGGTGGGGATCAGGACGTTGCTCATTGGGTCGGCCCGTTCGCGAGGCCCGGCACGATGGCGATGCCCGCGTTGTGCGCCGCCGTCTTCGCGCGCTCGGCCTTGTTGCCTGCGTCAGCTGGCTTCTGGTTGCCCTTCGCCTTGTTCTGGAGCTTCGTGCTCGCCGACGGGACGAAGACCACTTGGCTCTCGACGATGCGGATCTGACGCAGCGTGATCGTGAAGTCGCCCGCGTCGCCGGTCTTCGCGTCGCGGCGGAGGGTCACGCCCGTGATCAGGAAGTTCTCGAGCTGCTGCTGCACGAACGTCATCGTCTCGAGTTGAGCGATGGGCGACGCCGTGCCGCCGCCGAGCGGCGTACCGAGGCGCGGACCGATGGCGCCCGGCGCGAGCGGCGTCACGTTCGTCTGGGCCTGCACGGCGCCGGTGACGATCGAGCAGAGGATCCCGGCGTCCTTGAAGAGCACGACGTCGTCGAAGAACCGCTGCATGCGGTTCGGGTTGCTCGCGTCGCGCTCCTCGCCGTCGATGGGCGTGTTGCTCTGGCACACCTCGAAGGTGATCTCCTTCGACTGGCGGATCACATGGTCCGCGATGTTCGAGCCGCGCTCTGTGGGGTGCTCGGTGACCTCGCTGCGGTTGACGTACGTCTCCGTCATCGTCGCGTCGAAGACGAAGACTGTGCCGTCGGCGCCGGAGAGCGTCACGCGCTGGACAGGGCGGACGCTCATCGCGCGCCCCCGCCGGTGCCGGCCGCGCCGTCGACGAGGCTCATCTGCACGGCCTCCTCAGCGACCCTGCGCATCGTCTGCTCGATCGTGGGTTGATCGTAGGGGACGGCGAGCGTCGTGTTGATCGTGACGTTCGGGCGGTTGTCTGTGAGCACGCCGTAGCCCTCGCCCAAAGGCGCCGGTGCTTCTGGTCCCGTCGGGAGCATCGACATGCCCGAGCCGAAGTCCGCGATGTCACCGCGCGGGCCGATGCCGCGGCTGCGCTCGTACTCGGCCTGCCGCCGCGCCATCTCGCCGGCGAGCCGGCGCCTCTCGCTCGCGTTGAACCTGTCGACGCTGTAGTCGCCCTCGCGCATGAAGTTGCCGAAACGGTCGGCGGCGTCGAACAAAGTCGAGCCGCCCGGGATCAGGTACGAAAGGGCCTTCAGCGTCGACCCCGTGCTCCAGTCGTCGAGCATCTGCGAGACGGTCGACATCGCCCGCTCGACACTGTCGGCGATGAACGCGATCGCCTGAAGCGACGTCTTCAGGCCCTTCAGGAAGGGGCTGTCGCTCGGATCCTCGCTGTCGATGACGATCCGCGTGAACTCTTCCCAGTGCCCGGACCACGTCTCGAAGAGACCGTCGACGTCGGGATCGAAGATTGCCGCGATCTCCTCGCCGATGACGTAAAGGATGGCGAGCATGCCGAGCAAGCCGGCGGCCCACAGAGCGTTCATTGCCGCCGCGCCGGCCGCCATCTCGCCCTCGAGCAAGAACGCCTTCGATAGAGCGTTCAGGACGTTCGTCGAGCCCATCGCGATGTCGCGCATGTTCTTCAGCGGCCCGGCGCCGGCGCGCAACGCGAGGTTCATGCCGACGACGGCCAGCGCGAGCTCGGCCATCGACTTCCCGAACCTGGACGTGAAGAGGCCCTTCATCGTGCGCCACGTCGACGTGATGAAGACACCGACCGTGCGCAGGGCATCGGCGAGCTCGCCCCACGTCTCGACCGCGTCGGGACCAGCGCTGTCCGGGTCGTGGAGCACGTCGAAGAAGTCGCGCAGGCCGCGCACAACCGGGATCAGGTAGTCGAGGAGCGGCACGAGCGCGACGTCGACGAGCTCGCCGAGCGCCAGCTTCGTGTTCTTGATCGTCGCCGCGGCGCGCTGAAAACGGTCGGACGCGAGGTCGCCGGCGTCGCCGACTTGCTTGATCATCTGCGCGCCTTGCTTGATCGCCTCCTGCGCGTAGGCTTCCATCACCTGCGCCTGGGTGAGCATCTTCGCGTTCAGGCCGTGGGCCTTCGCGTACTCGTCCTCGATGCGCTTCTTCTGGCCGACGACGTTGATCCCGACCGTCTTCAGACGCGAACCGGAGTGCAGCGCGACGCCGTAAAGCACTTGGCGAAGCGCTTGTTCCTTGTCCATGCCGAACTTCTTCGACGCGGCGTTCGCGATCTTGAAGAAGTCGCCGAGGTGCGCGCCGAGGCCGAACTGCTGCGCGAAGTTGAAGGACTTCACGAGGTCGAAGTCGTTCACGAGGCCGCGCGTCTGCACGCGCAGCTTCTCGATGTCGCCGCCGGCCTGCACGAAGACGGCGCGCGCATCCTCGAAGCGCGCCGCTTTCTCACCCATCTCGTAAAGGTCGTGCGCGAGGAAGCCGGCAGCGACGCCCGCGATCGCGTGCTTCAGCCCAGCGATGCGGTGCTCAAGCGCGTTGAACGACGCGTTGTCGACGGAGGCCGCGAAGACAGCGATCAACTCACGAACGACGAACGCCATGGATCACCTTTGACGCGCTTCTATCTTGGCCCTCTCGTGCGCCTCTCGCTCGGCCTCGATCTTGACGTCGAGCGCCATGTTCGCGATGACCACGTCGGCGAGCGAGTAGTGGCTTTCGATCTCCTGCAATGTCGCGACGCCCGCGTGAATCAGGCGCCACTGTGGCCACCACACCGGGCCAGGGACGACGACCTTGCTCGTCTCTGCGCGCTTCACTTCCCGAGGGCGCTGCGCAGAGACTCGGTAAAATCCGTGTACTGACTCGCGAAGGCGAAGCCGAACCACTCGAGCATCGCGCCCACGCGGCCGGCGAAGTGGTCGTCGAAGCACGCCTTGAGGGGCTTCGGCGCGCCGTCGGTCTCGACGACGGTCACCTCCGAGAGCATGGTCATCGCGTCGTTCAAGAGCTTCTTGTCGAGGCCCTTCGTGATGGCGGAGACCGTCTCTTCGAGATCGAGGGAAGCCGCGGCCTTCGCGAAGCCCTCCTTCATCGAGCCGCCCGAGAAGAAGACCATGTCGAGGAGCGCGCCGGCGCCCGGCCCGAGCGACTTCGCGACATCGACCATGAGGTCGAAGGCTTGCTTGGGTCGCAGGTTCCGAACCTTGTAGGTCGAGCCCTTGATCGTCTTCTCGTACACGTCCTGCAAAAGTCACCTCGTGGCGCGGCGCGCGGCGCGCGGTCGTCAGACGAGCGGGAGATCGCCGGTGATCGTGGCCTCGAGTTCGATCATCTCGAAGACCCACATGCGGTGCTCGACGTCCTTGCTGAACTCGACGTCGGGCATCTTCTTGATCCACGCGGCGGCGGCGAAGAACGTGTTGCCCGAGCTCGTCGTGATCGAGAGCTGCTTGCCGAGCAGGCCCTCTGGCGTCTCGATGTCGAGGGCGCGCGAGGCAGAGAGCGCGGCATTCGACGCGCTCGACTGGAGCAGCGTCACCTCGACGGTCGCGCTCTTGTTGCGCTTGCGGACGCGGCAGCCTTCGCCGTCGGCTCCGACCTTCAGGCCGAAGTCGTCTTCGTTCATGGCGACCTTGACGAAGGTCCCGTCGGCGAAGCCGGTCAGGACGAGCGCGCCGTACACGACGACGACGTCCTTCGGGTCGTACTGGAACTGTCCGGACATGAGGACCTCTGCGCCGTCGTCACGACGGGGCGTTGAATCAGACGGTCACGGTGCCACTGATCGTCGTCTTGTGGATGGCGCCGGCCACCTGGCCGGTGAACGTGAGGGTGCGGAGCGTGCGCGCGGCGCGGTCGAGCGTCGTCGTCTGCGCGCGGGTCGGCGCGGTCGAGGAGAACGTGCCGGGGACGAGCACGCCCGCGGTCTCGGCGCGCGCGCCGGCGGCGTCGAGGGCCGTCTTGAGCGAGCGGATGCCGCCGTCCGTGAAGGGCACCTTCGGCGCGGCGGCCATGACCGCTAGGACGCTCGCGCCGATGTCGCTCTGAAGGCTGTCGATGCCGATCGTCGTATCGATGTAGCGCCCGCCGGCCATCTTGCCTTCGAACGTGACGTCGAGGCCGGACACGGTCTCGAACCAACTCGCGTTCTTCGCGCGGAGGTTCGTGCGCTGCGTCGCGGTGAGGTTCTCGGTCGGGACGCCCACCGGGGTCTTGTACGCGTACGTGATCGAGCCGGGCTTCTGCGGGAGGCCGACGCCGGCCATCGCGGCGTTGAGGTACGCGGCGGGCGTGCGCGAGAACCACACGGCGGTGCGCGCGTAGTTCAGGGTCTTCGCGGCGCTCGCGGTGTCGGTCGTCGCGGTCGTGAGGACGTCCGCGTCATCGGTGACGACGAAGGCGACCTTCGCGAGCGGCTCGATCACCGCGGCGTAGTCGGCGATCTCGGCGTGCCCGTAGCCGACGGGGATCAGCGCGTACCACGCGTCATTCTCGTCGCGGATGGCCTGAAGGTCCGCCGCGAAGCCGCTGCTCGTTTGCGCTGGCGTCGTGTTCTGGCTCGAGAGGTTGCTCGAATAGGCCACCGCGGGGACCACGCCGGGCGTGCCGTGCGTCAGAACGACGGTCGTGCTGCCCGAAGCCGTGATGCCGTGCGAGCCGGTGTCGACGTTGATCAGCGCGATCAGGCCAGCGGCGATCTCGGCTGCGGTCGCCGTGCTGTCCGACGTGAAGCTGTACGTCTTCGCGAGCGAGCCTGCGCCGATCGTCACGGTGTAGACCGCGAGGTTCAGAACGGTGGGCGTGAGCGTCGAGACGAACGCGCCGAGGCCCGTCGCGGCGCGGCCGACGACGATCGATTCGGGGCGTGGGTTCTGCGCGAAGATCGCGCTCGCTGCACGGTACACGGCGTCGGCGACGGTGAAGCCGTCCGCGGTGAGGCCGGCGAGATCGCTGTAGACCCGCGAGTGCTCGGAGAAGTGCGTGTGGAAGCCATAGACCATGGGCACGCCGAAGCCGGCCTGCGCGGGGGTCTTGTCCTGCACGACGATCGAGACGTTGACGACATCGGTGATCGGGGCGGTCATGCGACCCTCCAGTGACCGCCTAGGGGTAGCAGGCGGGGATCGAAACTATCTAGTTTTTCTGCTAAGGGCTTTAATCCAAATCGATCGTCGTGTCGGGGATGCCGAGGTCGGGCGACACCACGACGACGTGCTCGATCGTGCCCACCGTCTCGACGACGGACGACGTGATTCTGAAGTGCGCCGTGAACTTCGCCTGCTTCTGCCAGACGCCGCTCATCTGCGCGTCGAGACAGTGAATGCGCCCGCATTCGATGGGCACGAGACCGGCGGTCGCAAGCGCGTCGCGAACGTCCAAAAGGTCGACGGCGCTCGCGGCGTCTTCAGCAAGCGCGAATGCGTCGGTCTCGGGGCGGTTCGTGGTGGAGTAGAACTCCACGAAGACGTGCATCCGCAGCGGCTTCAGGTGATCGATCTGGACATCGGGCGCGGCGTCGCTGACGCGGTCCTCGGCGAGCGGCGCATAGGGCGTGCTGCCATCGATCGTGAGGCGGCAGAAGTCGCCGAGCGGCTCCGTCGTCTTCTGGGCCGAGAAGAGGATGCTCTCCCGAGGGAGCGACGTCGCGGCGGCGATCCAGTCGACGAGACCCTTCGTGTAGGCGCGGTGCGCGGCGCCGGCGCTCACGAGACCCTCACGACGACGTCACCGAGGGCTTGCGCCTGTGAGCGAAACACCGTGTAGGTCTTGCCGTCGATCAGGACGTTCAGCGCCGCCGTCGCCATCGGCACGCCCTCGAAGGAGGGAACGTCGAAGGCGTCGGGCGCCGCGTAGTAGAAGTTCTGCCCGGCGCCGACGGACGTTTGCGCGAAGATCTCGCGCTGCGTCGCGTAGTAGAGCCCCGGGAGCGTTTGCACCCACGCTGCGTTGATCGACCCGGGCGGCGCGGCGGCGCCGAAGAACACGCGCGACACGGCGCCCTGGCGTGGAAGCTGGACGCCGAGGCAGCGCCAGAAGCCGCCCTCGATGAAGGGCTCGGCGCGGAAGATCTCGAAGAGCCGCCCTTGGTACATGACGACGTCGCTGTCCGACGACGTGCCGGCCGGCTCGCTGAACGTGCGGAGCTCGTCCCTCGAGTAGAACCACCGCGTCGCGCGCACGCGGACCTGATCGGGCAGGAGTTCGGCGACGTCGCCGCGCGCCGGGTGCGTGCCGACCTGCACGGTCGAGACGACCTGCGCGGCCGGCTCGAAGAAGCCGTCGATGACGGCGCCGCCGCCCGCGCGCCGGAGGAGCGTCACGGGGACTTGAAAGTTCGCGATCACGTCATTGATCGTCGAGAGATCGCCGAGCATCAGTCCTCCCCATACTGCGGACCGTCGCGCATCGTCGCCGACGCGGCGGTGCGCAGGTTCCCCTTGCTGCCGATCTCCGCCGTGATCGCCTCGGCGAGCGCGCCGGTCTCGTACAGGGGCCGGTCGTCGCCCTTCGCGGCGGCTGTCGACGCGGCAAGCGCCGGCGTCACCTGTCCGGCGAGGATGCGTTGCTTCACCTTCTCGACGACGGAATCGCCGAACGCCTGGAGCGCGCGCTTCGTCATCTCACCGAAGACGACGGCGCGGCCGGCTGCCGTGAAGCCGTTCTTGAGGGCGGTGCGCTCCGCGTCGAAGACGGGCCCGATGAACGGGCGGCGCGGGACGCCGGGGGGTGGAAAGAGTTCGTGGGCGGCGGCGAGCTCGCCGAGCGTGATGCGCGGAGGGCCGCCGCGCGCCTCGGGGTGCGGCTCTTGCGCGCGCTCGCCCTGGACGCCGACGGACAGGTAGCGCCCGTTCAGGCCGCGCACGCGCTCGCGTAGCTCGCGCCACGCCTTGTCATTGTCCTTCGTGTAGACCTTGACCGGCACGGCGGGCCTCGGCGTTAGGGGAGCGCGCGGTTCGGGAAGTTCATCGAACGGAGCCAGAGGTACTTCTGACCCCACGACGTCGATTGCAGCCACGCGTCGGCCGCGGTGATGCCGCCGCTCGGCGTCGTCGACCCGGTGGTGCCTGCGTAGCCCTTCTGGATCACGCCCATCTGGAGCCACTTGAGGGCCCCGGTGACCGGCATCCCGCCCGAGCCGGGCGCGCCCCCCGCGGGGGCCTTCGAGCGCGCGTCGGCCTCGAGGAAGTGGAGCGAGAGGGCCTGAAGGCCCGCGTCGAAACGCGAGCCCCAAGCCGAAGGCGCAAGGCACAACGTCGCCGTGTCGATCGCGGCTTGGATCGTCGCGTCGTCGAACGACGCGAACTCGGTGCCCGTCTTGGCACGGAGGTCGGCGACGGTGACCGTCACGCCGCGCCGCCTTCACCCGCCGGAGGCGGGCCGCCGGGGATGGGCGGGACGACCACGGCGGGGGCCTTCTCCTCGGCCTTCTTGGCCTTCTTGGGAGCGCTGGCAGCGATGAGGGCCTTCATGCCGTCCTCGTCGAGCGGCATGTTGTCGGGGCAGATGAACTCGCCGGCCTGGCGCAGCGCGCGGAAAGCCGGATCCTTCACGAGCACGAGCGCCTCGGCGTCGGTGACTTCCTTCGTCACGCCGGGGCCGAACTCGATCGAGCCGGGGCCATGCCCGTTGAAGGACTGGACGCGGGCTTGCATGAATCGGATGGTGAACGGCACGTGTGATCTCCGTGTGGAAACGGCCCACGGGGTGCGCGGGCCGTCTCCTGTTTCGGTCGATCTGATCCCCGTGTTGCGGGATCAGAAGCCGTCGAAGTACCGGACCGAAAGCGGGTACGGGCACACGACGCCGCCGATGCGCGCGGTGACGGGGACCTCCCACGCGAAGTGGTCCTTCTGGAGCACGGCGCCGATCTCGAGCTCTTGCGGGATCTCGAACCACAGGTGGTTCTGATCCGCCGTGTAGAGCACCGCGCGGCGCGTGTTGCCCGAGCCGGCCGTCTCGAGGCGGTTCCACTCATCGATGCGCGTCACGGCGGGGAGCTTGGCGCGCAACTCCTCGATCAAGGTCCGGTCGGTGGCGCCCGAGCGGTTCCGTTGCTGGAGAAGGCGCATCGCGCTCGGCGGAAGGAGGAGCGTGTTCGGCGTCTCCGTCTCCTTCGTGAGCGTCTTCGTCGCGTTGAACGCGCTGAAGATATCGGCGAGGACGAGGTTCGGGTCTTCGCCGAGCTTGTCGTCCCACGTCGTGTGGCCGCCGGTGCTCGTCGCCACCGTGCCGCTCGACGCGTTCACGATGTTGAGCAGGCCGCGCACGAGCGGCTGGCCGCGCGAGACCAACCCGAAGGCGATGATCTCGTCGATGCCGCGCTCGAGGATGAGCGCCGCGGCGCGCATCTGCTCGCCCGAAAGCGGGCGGCCCATGAACGCTGCGCGACGGAGGTCGTCCATCGTCCAGCCGGCGGCGTTACCGATCGTCTCGACGACGCCGGTCTGCTCCGTGCCGAAGAGGTTCGCCAGCGGAAGGTTCTGGCCGACCTTCGTGATCACGTTCCAGAGACCCGCGATGTCGAAGGTGCGGAACGTGAAGCGGTCCGCGCCGGGCGGCACCGGCTCGGGGCTCGACGGCACGAAGTCGCGGCCGCGGAGCTCGGGGTACTTGATGTCGTACGTCTTCTTCTTGATCTGCTCGAGATCGCGGTCGAAGTAGACGCTCGGCGCGCTGTCGCCGATCATCGTGATCTTCTGGGAGGCGGCGGCGCTGTCCATCGCCATCGCGATCGCGGCGCTCATGTTGCGGAGGGTCATGCGGTCCTCTGCGCCGTCATCGCGACGGGGCGGTGGTGAGGGAGGGGGAGGGATCAGTCGGCCGTGAGGGTCGTGTTGTCGGAGAGCTCAAGCTCCGTGAGGCCGCCGGCGCCGCAGAGCTTGTTGAAGCGCGCGCCCGCGACGGTGACGGTCTGGCCGGTGACGGCGCTGTTCCGGAAGCCGCCAAGCTGACCGGTGCCGCCGATGCGCATGTGCACGACGCGGTTCGCCGGCGTGAGGTCGGTGATCGCCGTCTCGGAGATCACCGTGATGCGCCCCTTGCGGAGCACGTCGAAGACCTCGTTCGGGACGATGGCGCCGGTGCTCGCGATGCTCTGGTTGCGCGCGTGGTGGAAGATCGCGATGCCGTGAAGCGTCGCCGTCGCGGAGGTCGGGAGGACGACCGGGGCGGGTTGCACGGTGCCGGGCGCGCTGACGTCGACGACGCCCACGCCGAATGGCATGTTCGCGCTGGTTTCCGCCGAGCGGACGGCGTCGCGATCCTGCATCGAGAGGTCGGAGATCATGCCGGCGAACGGGCCGCCGGGATCCTGGCTGTAGCTGGTCTGTGCGGTCATGCGTTCCTCGGCACCGCCGTCCGGCGGGCGTTACGGGGGATCAGAGGGCGGGGTGCTTGAAGCGCGACGCGCGGTCGGCGAGCATCTTCGCGCGCGCCGCAGCTGCGTCCTCGACGGAGGGGGCGACGGGCTTGCCGTCCGCGGCGAAGCGCGGCGCGCTGTCGACGGCGACCTGCGCGTGGCTCGCCTCGGCGAGCGCGCGCTGTGCGTCGGCCGCACGGTCCATCTCCGCTTCGTAGCGGAGCGCGATCTGGCTCGGCGTCTTGCCGTCGAGGCGCGCGGCGGGCGCCAGCTTGCGGATCACCGCGGTCTGGATCGCGGTGTCGGCCATGGCGCTGTCGCACGCGACGCCGACCGAGCGGGCCGCGTCGATGAGGGCGAGCTTCGCAGCGACGGCCGTGGCGACCTTCGCGTCGATGTCTGCGGCGTCGGTGGCGACCTTCTGCGACTTGGCGGCGTCCTCGAAGGACTCGAGCCGGGCGAGAAGGGCCTCGACGGCGTCGGCAGCGTCGGTGGCGAGCTCGTGCTCGGTGCCGTTGATTTGGATCTTGCGGGTCGTCATTTCGGCGTCCTCGGGTTGCGGCGGAGGCGGGGATGTGATCCCCTGACGGTCAGAGAGTGCCGATGTGATCCCGTCTTTTGCAAGGGTTTCTGTATGTGATCCGTCAACTGACGGAGCAACTTCGGGCAGCGCGGGCGCGATGGGCGTGGCGTCGAGAGGGACGTCCGCGGAGTCGAAAGCGGGGAGGGCGCACATCGGGCCGGCGCGGCCGCGCTGCGTCTGGGCCACGTGGTTGTGCCTGATCCCGCGCTGGCGGTGCGTGTAGCGCTGGCCGTCCGGCGTGACGCCGTCCTCGCGGATCAACTCTCGCAAGTAGCCGCAGGAGAGCTCGCGGCAGGCAGCGGTGCGCGCGAGCTCGATGCTGTGGGCGTCCTGCACGACAACGGTCGCGAAGAGGATCCCCGTCTGCGCGTCGAACTCCGGGTCGAGGACGATCCCCGTCGTGCTCGTGCGCGCGTTCTGCGGCGTCACCTTCGCGCCGTCGGGGTGCTCGAGGACGAGGGGCCGCCCGTGCAGCGACGCGACGGAAGCGGCGTCTCCGACCTCCTCGGGCGCGCGGTACTCGAGGCGCTTCCCGCCCGGCATCGAGGCGTCGGCGTACTCGAAGACGCCGGTGCGGCTCACGGGCACGCGCGCGCGGAGAAAGCCCCACTCGTCGAGCTCCGCGGCGGCCTTCGTCAGTGCGTCAGTGGCGATCTCGGGGAGGGGATCACGGGTTGCGCGGAGAACCATGCCCACAAGGTCGCATGTGATCCCCGTCGGTGCGCAACCGACATCCGGCGGATGCCGCGGTCACTTCGCGCGCATGGGCAGGATGCGCGCCGGCGTCCGCGCCGCCGGCGTCCGCGCCGCGGGGCTTCTCGACAACCGCGTGGGCTCTTCGTCGACTTGCGTGTCTGTCTCGGCGTCGCCCTCCTCGGTGTCGAGCGGGATCAGGGACGCCCGCGGCACGATCCGAGCGTCCTCGATCGGGACGACCGTGGCCGGCATGTGCTGATCCATCTCGGCGACCATGGTCCGAAATGCCCCGATCAGGTAGCGCTCCCACCGCGTGAGTGCCTCATCCGGCGGCGCGCCCACGACGGTGCCGTCCCGATCCACACCGACGACGAAGCGGCCGATTACCATCTGGATCGGGCTTTCCATCCACACGCCGCCGCGGAAAGGGCCGGTGAAGACGTGGGCCTGTCCCATCAGCGTGACGTCGCCGCCGAGGTGCCCGCCGAGCGCCACGTAGGAGCCCTCGAGAGCGCGGGCGTTGTCCTCGAGAAGCGCGTGGCCCTCGATCAAGGCGTTCCCGCCCACGAGGGCGTTGTCGGTGATGACGGCGTTTTGCTGCACGATCGCCTCGTCGAGCACTTGCGCGAAGTCGAGGACGTGGGCCTCGCCGAGCACGCGCGCATCCGGGGCGACGACGGCGCGGCTGCCGATCACTCCGGTGTCGCGCGGCGCGGCGGGCGCGAGGGCGTCGGCGGCGGGCGCGGCGGCGGGCGCGAGGGCGTCGGCGGCGCGGCCGGTGAAGGGGTTGTCGCAAGCAAACTTGCTGTTATTTTGGTCCATGTGTTCCCTCGTTCCCTCTTCGTGAAAAGTACCGTTGGACCGATCTGGGTGCCTTTTTGTTTTGACCCCGGACCGATTTGATCCGATCGACGTTCGTCAAAAATCCGTCGGACACCTTGTTTTAAGTGTCACGTGCTGTACGCCAAGCGCGGATGTTCGCCCAGGCGTCGAAGGCGCGCGGCGCGCGCGGCGCGGTGGTGGCCTTGACGTCGGTGAGGCGCGCGAAAAGCGCGGCGCGGCGCGCGGCGTCGCTGTCACGCCGGGGGCGCCCATCGAGGTCGGCGTCGAGCTCGCGCCACGCCGCGGCGGGTGTCTCGGTTCGCTCGAAGGTCGCCACGCGGTCGGTGGGAAGGGCGGCCGCCGATGTCTCGAGATAAACGCGCCGCGGGTAGCGATCCGTCCTGTCGAGGTGCCGGAAAGCGCGGGCCACGGCGGCGGCCCCCTCGCCGTGTACGACGATGACGTGTGGGATGGGCTGATGCGGGTCGAGCTCGAGGGCCTGCTCGCAGCCGCAGAGAGTGCGGAGGATGACTTGCATGCACGGTCCGTCCGTCGGGGTGATGACGGTGGTATCGGACGACTGGCGGGATCAGGTGCGGGATCACACCGGAGATCGACTGAGATCAGCAACGCGGGGGGTCGGCGAATAGAATAAGATTTTCGGAAAATAGATCCTGATCACGGGCCGGTCGATTAGTTTATTCGTTTCGGATTTTTCTCCGTATATTTTGAGTGGGACGACACACGCAGGTACCCGCATGGGACCCAAACCCGTCCAAAAATCCACATGCGCCTACACACGCGGCGTGTGCGGATCACTTGACAGCCATTTCCCGTGCCAGATCATGCACTTACCCCTGTCAAGTGTTCCCGTGAATGTAGGCGTGCGCGCGTACGCAGCGAGTGTAGGTGCGGGTGCGAGTTCCGGGGCAGACGCAAAAAGCGCCCACGAAGGGCGCTTAAGGTGTGGATGTGATCCATGACGTGCGCGAGGGATCAGATCTGAAACAGATCGAGCACCTCGGCCACTGTGTCGTAATCGTCCCCACCCACATCCCACGCGTGGGCGAAGTAGTACGCGCCGTGCTCGTCCTCGCACACGCGGATGTAACCGTACCCGTGCAGCCTGATCTCGTCGATCACACCGACAACGGTGGAGACATTTCGCGTCAACCCGTACGCGCAGTTGGCGCGGTTCAGGCGGTCGGTGAGGGCGTTCAGTGCGGTGCGGCGGTCGGTGTGCATGTGCTTCCTTTGGGTGCGTGTTCAGAGGGCCGCGACGACGTCCGCGAGCGACTCGCCGGACATCACGCGTGTGTGAATGGTCTCGATCAGCTGATCCATCTCCGCACGCGTGCGGCTCACCGTGTGCGCCGCGTCGGTGACCGGGCGCGGCGTGCCGGGCGCGGCGAACACTTCGCCATCGTCAAGCACGTCCCACGCGGAAGGGTCGAGGGTTTCGGAGGGCGCATCGTCGTGCATCGCAGGGCGACCCGCGGTGCACGCGTCGAAAATGTCCGAGGTCGCGGTGTCGATGATTTTCGTGCGCATGTGATCCCCTCTTCTGATCCTAGTTTACATGCCCGATGCGGGATCACGCAACACCGCGCGCATGCGGATCACTTCGGGCGCGCTCGATAGGCCGCGAGCAGCGCCGCGAGCGAGTCCTCGCAACCGTCCTCGGCGCGCCGAAGCCATTCGGTGAGGCGCGGATCGTTCGCTTCGCGCACGAAAGCGCGCAGGGCTTGGCGGATCGTCATGGGATCTCCTTCAGTGCGGCGACGAAGCGCGAGGGCGCTCCGGTTTCGGGGTTCGTGTAGTCCTGCGCGGACAGAACGAGCGAGCACCGGGTGGGCTTGCCACGCCACATGCGCTTGCTCTCCACGTCGACGTGTAGCGCGCCGCGGTTGTCGACGTGGACCGAGACGTGGAAACGCGCCTCGCGCCCATCGGGGAGCACTACAGACACGAGAGCGACCTCTCGCGAAGGGCGCTCGCCGGTGGGCGCGTCGATCGCGACGTCGAGCGCCGGGGCGTCGGTGGGGATGGCGATGATCATCGGCGCACCCCGCGCAGCGTCGTTTGCCAGAGAGGGCCGACATCCTCCACGAACGGCGCGCCGTCGGTAAGCGTCATGACGCGCACGCACACGTCGTCAAGGCGCCATTCGATTTTGTCGGACAGGACGCGCTCGATGTCGCACCCGTCGATGTGATTTTCGTACGCGGCGAGAATCTCATCGGCGCGCATGTGATCCCACGTCGACTCTTCGATGCCTTTGGACCATTCGGCCGCGCGGCGCAGCGCATGCGCGCCGTCGAGCGGTTCGGTGGGGCGGTTCATCGCGCACCTGCCTTCCGCGCACGGCGCGCAGCGGCAGGGTCGAAGGCGCCGGTCTCTGGGTTCTCCCAGCGCCACGCGGTTTCCACCCCGAGCGGGCCGACGGTATCGCCCTCCAGTGCGTGCGCGACCCATCCGCAGGCATCGAGCACCACGTGCGCGTCGCGGTGACCCTCCGCGCGGCGCTCCGCTGCGTAGGCTTCGGCCGCGTCGGCGTTGTCGAAAGCGTTCGGATTGCCCATGTGATCCCTCGGAAGCGGCGAACGTGCCGCACTGAGAGGGGTATCGGGGGATCACATCGCAAGTTGCGGGTTTCTCGCGAAACCGCCTGATCCCGTCCGAAGCGGGGGATCACACGAGGCGCAACCGCGCGCCGACACTGTGCTGTGCGTGCGAGGGGGCCGCGCCGTGCACCACCTTTGAGCCGCGGTGCGTCGCCTACATGTCGGTGCGCATGCGAGGCGCACCGCACGCCACCGCACGCCACCGCACGCCACCGCACGCCACCGCACGCCACCGCACGCC